TTGTTACATTAGTTGTATAAGCTGTCGTTTTGTCTGCTTTTAAATAAAATCTTAGTGGGTGTCCATCGTTACTAGCATCTGATTGGTCAAATCTGTAGTAATAAGTTTTACCTGTATCTGCGCCATCAAAGTTTAAAACAGCACCCTCAACTCCATCAATCGTATATGCGTTACTTGATCCTACCCCTGTATATGGGTGTGCTGATGTTTTGGTAATTACTTTGACTTCAAACGATATAGGAGAAGATGAGCTTCCCCAATCTGATTTGTAATCTCTACCTCTTGTCCTTTCAACAGTACCAGCTTGTCCTGATGTATTCTGTGTGCCTGTTGCATTGACACCCGGAAGATCAATGTTTGCTGTACCATCGAAAGAAACACCACCAATATTTCGTGCAGTTTGCAAAGCTGTAGCTGTCGCTGCATTTCCTGTGGTCGAACCTGACGTGCCACTTACATTTCCTGTTACATTGCCTGTAATATTTCCTGAAAATGTACCTGACAATACATCTGTGCTTGAATTAAAAGTTAACCCTGATGCTGTTTTTGGTCCTAAGTCGCCTGTCGCTGCTGTTGTAAAGAGTGGAAAACAGGTCGTGTCTGACGACTCATCCGCAACTGTGATAGCAGTAGGCACAAAACTTGTTGATGCTTTACCATCTAATTGTGTTTGTATATTTGAGGAAACATTGTTTAAATGACCAAATTCTGTATTAGACACAGTCCCATCGTGTATTTTGGTTGCATCTATTGCTGCACTCGTATTGACATCTGCATTCACTATAACCCCTGTGCCGATAGCCGATGTGCCTGTAACATTTCCTGATCCATCGAAACTTGCTGATGTCCAAGTAACATCGCCTGTCATACCTATTGTACGACCTGTGGCTAAAGCTGTGGCAGAACTTGCAACACCTGTTAAATTACCTGTAACATTTCCTGTCAAGTTCCCAACAAATCCACCTGTTGCGGTAACTGTTCCAGAAGATACTACACTCGTTGCTGTTAAATCAGGCATGTTAGCAGCTATGTTTGCGAGTGTTACTTTAAGATTCGAGCTAGATTGTACAATAACAAACTCTGCGCCACTCGATGGTGTCGTAGTTGCGGTAAAATCTGAAATCTTCTTAGTTGCCATTTATTGTATTGTCCAAGTCGTTGTCGATGTTGTTGGTACATCTTGCCAATTATCAGGAGATATATCTGTCCTATCTTCTTGTTGTATTAATTCGTTATCTTCGGTAGCAATCAAAAACAAATTATCTTCTGTTTCTATGTAACCTTGTGCGGTTTCAGGTACAGTAGTCCAAGTAGTGCTTGTTGTAGTCAGAGGTGTCCATGTGGTCATCAATAAGCCCCATAGTCAATTCTTGTGGTTGGTGCTACTCCTGAGTGCCTATCTCTTTCGTTTGATGAGATGATGTCTTGTTTGGCTCTGTCATAAAGACTTGCCCAAGTTTGTAATCTTTTATCGTTGAATAAATATGGCTCTGCTTCTACTAACGAACCATACAAGTAAGCATCTGGGTGAAAAGTAAGCATATCATTTGATGTATTACTGTCTGACAAAGCTGTAAAATACTTAAAGTAAAGCATTTCTATCTCGTATATACCATCTGGTATAGGTCTGAGCTGAAAATTATTGCCAATAATTGAAAATGCTTTAGGTTTACCTGTTTTACTACCAGCTTGTACTCTATCCATTTGCTCTGGTGTTAGATACTCTAATGCTGTTTTTGGATCAGTATTAAGTTGTATATTGCGCATAGCAACAAAATTATCAGGTAAAGTATAATATTCTGTATCTGCAATAGTATTAGCAGTTACTCTTGTTTCCATGCGCCTTATCTTGAAATCTCTCCTGTGCCTTGCTTCTGCTAAAGCTATAAATTCAGGTATTTTCTCATCAAGATCAGTTCTGTCTAACCAATTAGCGATTGCAGTCTTTAATTCTGAATATGTAGAAATTGCCATTATATTCTTCTCTGTGTCGTTTTAAGATATTTATATTCAGGGCTATTGAGTAGTTTTTTCACACCCTGTTTGTGATCTGGGTTAAATAAATCAACCCCAAATTTTCTTTTCCATTCATAGTACACAGTCATAGGAATCCTTGCAGATAACCTAAAATCATCCGATTTGAGATGATCTTCCTGTTGTAGTCGTTTGTTCGAGTCAATAAGGGGTTGTATATTTTCAATGTGTTCTATTGCAAACTCCCCTGTGGGATTATGATAGTGAAATATTTGATTATGTCCTATCTTTCTACTCATTCACTTAACTCATCTATATACAGATTAGCTGTAGAACTTGCCACAATCGCAGCAATTTTCATACCGCCATCAATTTTAAATATCTCATCATTGTTCGCTGCGAGATATGTTGAGCTTGTGGTTGCAGTAGGATTAGCACCAAATGCGATATGCACACCATCAGTATCAGCTATGACTCTGACATATTCTGTACTTGCATTAGTTGCTGCTGTTTGCTGAGAACCAGTATTTACAGTCCTTTTGATTGTATTGGTTACTCTTAAACCATAATTAGCCATATTTATCTCCTAATTACAAATGTTACTAATAATTTTTTAGTTCCTGTAGAACCACCATCTGTAATCATTTCGATAGTTCCATCTTCTTCAACTCTATTAGCTGCTGTTGGTTCTGCTGAGTCTACAGTACCTGCTGCTGATCCTGAATGTGCAACTGTTATGCCACCACCTGTTACAGCAGTACCACCAATCTCGAAAGTTATTGCAGCATTACCACCACTTATAGCACCTTGTAGTGCTGTTATGATTTTAATTATTCTGCCACCATCAGGAACTGGTACAAACGTACTTGATGCAGTAGAAATATCTTCTATCTCTGCTGTTATAAAATAATCGTTTAATGTTCTCATTAAATTTCTCCATGTCAATAACCCTCGTTCCGAAGCGATACCTTCTTCAAGGTCATTATTAATTTGGTATCAAAAGTGGGGGAGCAAAAAAACAAGGATAAAAGCTCCCCCTAACATATATATCAGGATATATGAATTTTATTATGAAGTTGTTAAGTCAGCAATAGTCGCTGATGATGCTTCATTTTTAGCAACAAGTGTCCATTCTGCCAAGAGTAATCTCTTTTCAGCATCACCTGTTTTCGCTAGTTCTTGTGTTTGGAAAGGTCTTAAAAACCCTGTAGCAAACATTTCAGTATCTACCGCTAAAGCACTTCTTCCAGAAGAACGAAGGAATCTATCGGCAATTACTCTAACTTCTCCGAAGTCTGAAACGTAAACGTCAATAGTAGCCACTAGACTTCTATCTTCCGCCATGTCCATACGAGTTGAGTTGCCTGTAAATCCAGATACTTTTTGTTTGTTGAAAGAACCAACTAGCAATAAGTCAGGATCACCGCCATTGTCAAAACAGCTTTTTAGTTCTGTTTTAAGTATTGACTCAGTTAAAACTCTTTGTGTGCCATCTGTTACAGAGCCACTAGAGTTTGAACCACCTGAACCATAACTGTTGTTGGTTACTGTCCAAGATTCAAAACCTCTTGACTTACGAGCCGAAGCTCCATTGCCAGAACCTGCTGTTGCATCGTTCTTGCCTGTCAAGTCTAGTTCCATATCTCTTTTGAGTTCTTTCCCTGCTTTCGCTATTTGATAAGCTAGTTCAGAATCTCTACCTGCGTGATCAACTGCTTCTTGTGTACCTGAAACCATAACCGGTTTGTAAGATATTTGAGTGTGATTAAACACCCTAGTTGTAGCTGATAACGCAGCGCTTGGAGAATCATCTCCTTCGATTTGCGCATTTGAAGCTGCTGATGCTAGTGAGTCAGTTTGCCATTCGTGCTTAGTAGCAGTCGCATCACCTACACCGATAGATGACATGAATGGTGTGTCTGTTGGAGAGATATCGTAGATAATATTCTGCAAGTCCTCTTTATTTCCCACAGCATCATAGGTTTCAAATGTGTTTGATAATTGCGCCATTTTTACACCTCTGTGTTAAAAGTTAAGTATTGTCGATTAAAGCATGGATTTAATTAATGACGCAGCGTCATCAACTTTACCACTTCTCCTTAATCTGCTCTTTTGTCGCTTCACTTTCTCTGTATCTATATCTGATTTTGTCGTTGAAGTTCCGGGTTTAGTAACTTTAGGCACTACTTTAGATTTTTTCTTAGCAATCTGAGTTTTTTGAAGCTGGTCGTACAACATGGCATCGTAAAGTATCTTTACCGCCCTTGCATCAACCATCGAATCAATCTCTTGCTCAGTCAAACCTTGATCCATAGCATATTTTCTGATGCTATTTTGTATTTTAGTACCTTCATCTGCATGGAAATAGTTTGGTATTTTGTCAGAAATAATCTTCTTGTTTGCATTTAAAGTTTCTTGCCATTTCTTCTTAAACTCAATTTTTTTAGCTTCTTCGACTTTGTTCTTTTCATCAGCAACTAATTTTTGTTGCTTTTCAAGATCATCTAATCTGCCTTTTTTGAGTAAATAATCAGTTGGATTCTCTACCCTGAGTCTTTCCCAATCGGTTTTTTCTAAAGTTTTAAGTTCAGAACCAACCATATCGTCAAGTTTTTCAAGTTGAGAAATGTAACGATCCCTTTCTTGCCGAGTCGCAGCTAATTCTTCATCAGCTTGTTTGCGTTGTTCGGACAATACTCGTGTCTTGTGTGTGTAATCAGCTTGTCTTGAATAACCTGCTCTAAGTTCATCGAGAGTAACCTCAACATTTTTACCATCGACCTTGATGGTGTATGTTTCTGGTTTCTCAACTTCCTCAGTTGGTTGTTCATCAACAATGTTTTCAACATCTGCGCTAGAAATTAGCTTATCATCTGTTTCTGTTTGTACTGATTCGGCAACATCATTTGCCTGTTCGACTACTTCATCCTGAGTAGTCATTTCTTCTTCGGTGCTTTCAGATTGTTCTTTCGAGTTCTGCATGACTCCGAGAAGTGCTTTCTGTGCTGATTCAACATCAGTTACAGGAATTCCTTTGTGTTTGCTTTCTTTAGTTGGTATGTTATCACTCATTTTTTATCTCCCTTACGTTCATCTTCTAGTATCTGTCCATTTTCGACAGTTTGCACTAGGTTGTTTTTGACCTCTAAAATGGCTCTTTGCTTATGGTAAAGCGCTTCTCTGCCTTCGGTATCTTTGATTTCAGTAGATATCCATTGTTGATATCCATTGTTCAATACAGAATTGAAAGCAGCAACCATCTGGGGATTTTCAAGTAATAACTTGGCATCTTGTCCAGCTTTAATTTGCTGATCTTTTTCAGTCATTTTGTTCTCCTATCTGTTTGATTCTATCCACTACATAAGTGGGTATAGTTCTTCTCCCAGTAAGATATCCCTTAATTTTATTGACAGGTATGCCTGTTTTAAGGAACAGCTCATTGATTGAAACTCGGTGTTTCAACATCAAGTGTTGTAATTCGTATTTAGTAATTTTATTTTCTTTTTGCAAATGTTTTAACATTCTTTGGTTTTGGTCCTGTATTACCTGCTGCTCTTTTTCTCGATACAGCAGACCTAATTTGCGATTTGGTCATTCTTGCAGCTTTTGAAGCAGGTACACATTTAGGGTATTTGCGCCCACTTCCTTTAGACCTACCACATTTATTGAATCCACCACCTTTTTTTGGTGAGCCAATATCAACCCAGTTTTCTTTGAACCACTTGGTCAAACCGCCAGTAGACCTAGCCACTCCTGTAGCCCCCACCTCTTTTTTTGTAAGTCCTTACAAGCCAAGCATTAGCATAAGCAGAGGGATAAACTTTAAACTTTCTTTTGGCTTCTGACTTTACCCTTGAATACAAAGCAGGATTGGTAGGTATATTACGACCTTTTTTTCTTGCTTTTTTTGCCATTTTTTATGACACCTCTGCCTATTAATACGTCTTTTTTGGTTATTTTTCCATCTTTGTTAAGATCAGGAAATTTTTTTTTCCTTTTTTTCATGCTCTAGCTACCTTCTTTGCTCTTGCGGATAAGTCTTTAAAATGAAAGACAGGTTTCGATGTTTTGCTGTGTGTCTTGCCTGTATGTATTGATCCATTAGGCATTTTATGAACAGCTCCTTTGAACTCCTTGCCTGTCCTAAAATAATGCTTAGTACCTGCTCCCATTAGCAACTACCTATTTTCGTTTTCTTTTTCTTTTTCATCATTTTTTTCTTTGGTCTGCCTTTTTTAGAACCATAAGTTCCTGTTCCCATTGGACACATAGTATTTCTCCTAAAATAAATTTAATATCTCTTGCATGTTATTGCTTACAAGCGCAAATACAATGACTGCTCCATAAACAATATACTTGAATCTGAATATCTCAATCTTGACATCTCGCATATCTTTCTCGATATGTTGCAAATGATTGTTTTTTATATCGCTTATATCTTTTTTGATAATCTCGATTTCGAGATTGAGTTCGTTTAAGTCTTTCATGCTAGTGGCAATCTTTTTCTTTTTGGATAGAGGTTAAGAGCCATAGCAACCGCTTGTTTTTGTGGTTTACCTTCTTTTCTTAGTATTCGTATTTTTTTTGAGATGAGTCTATTTCTGCTCTCATTCTTGTAATCTGGCTTATATTTTGGAAAAGACATTATTTCGGTCCTATCCCAACCGGTCTGCCTTGTACTGCTTCAAGCGCTAATTCTTGCTCGTTTAGTTCGAGTTGTGATTTTTTCAATTCTAAATCTTTGTTTTTGAGTGCTAAGTTTATTGCAGCTTCTTCTTGTTTCAGCTTCAATTCTTGTGCTTTTATCTCGGTTTCAATTTGTAATTCTTGTGCTTGAAGTTGTAGTTTTTGTAATTCAACTTGTGCTTTTTGAGCTTGTACTTTCTCCTCAACTGTAGGTTGCGGTGGTTGAGGTGGTGGCATCATAGCAGGATTTGATATGAATGTATCAGTATTTTTATAACCAGCTTGTGCTATAAACTCACTAACTGCATTGTATATATTCTGTGGTTGCACTAATGTACCCATACCACCTTGTTGCACCAAAGTGCTTATAATTTGCATAATACTAGACATTACTTGCATTTTGCTTTGTTGTGAGCCACTTCCTACACCTACACTAACTGTGCAGTTTAGTTTTTCTTTCCATCTCGATACATCAATCGGTACAAATTTACCATTGAGATAAAACATTTTCTCACGATCCTCGTATCTCTGGACAAGCGAGTAGATGTTTCTGAATAAATCTTTTACCCCTGTTTCTGCAAAAATACGAGCAATAAGCTCGATTCTTTGTGTTGCTGACTCTGTTGCTGCTGATATCGCCCCAGAGGTTACATGAGATGTCAATACGTCAGGATTCAGTCCTTGTGTCATTTTAGATACACCTGACCTTTCTTCCCTAATGCCATCTAAGTATCTGACCATATCGAAAGCATAAGGTTGTATTTGTGGTGTCGGCAAAGCAGTTACAGCATTTGGACTTCTCATTCTGACAATACCACCCGGTCTTGATGTCAATAAATCATCGAGTTCTACTTGCCCTGCTAAAACCGCATACCTTGCATTGTTGGTTAGATACATATTGTCTAACAGGTTTCTCATAATCGTTGATTTGATAAGCTGTATATCGCTTACAGTATCAGCAATACTCATGCCATAAAACTTATGTGGTATCGGTATTGGGCAGATAGCTGAGAAAGGAATCATGTCTATCTCGATATTGTCCAATATATAACTACCACCTTTGGTAATCTTTCTAAGTTCGGCAATCCCATCGCCATCGAAGTCGAGTCTTATGTAACACTCGTCAATCCAAACCTTTTTGTTCGGTCCTTCACCTTCTGATGGTGGTACTGAATCATCATCGTAGCTAAACCTTGCTAGTCTTTCCTCGTTCAATTCAGCTTCGGAACTCATGTAGCTTGGTATATCTTCGATTACTTTAGGATCGTAACCTTCTTGTATTAGCTCACTTACAGTCTTTTTTACTCTATGGCATACAAACTGAGCATCGTGTAGATCAACCGCCCTTCTCGACACCAAAAACTCCTCTGGTGGTACAGCTAAGACTCTTACTTGTCCGCTTGTTGTAGTTCTTTGTACTTTTACATCGTGGCTTTTGATTTCAGGGCTAATCATTATGCCATTTTCATCTGACTGTGCTTTTTGTATTAGTGTTTCAGTATGTTCTAATACTTCAAGATCATCATTGGCGAGTATGGCTTGATACTCGATTTCAGTCAGATTTGTGTAATCTTCTTTGGTAACTTCTGTTTTTTCTTCCCAATAATGCTTGATTATGCCTGTTTTGCTGATAAGTGCGTCTTTGAAAGCATCATACAGCACCTTAAAGCCATTATTTTGGCGCATAAAGACATAATTGACGTAATCGGTGGCTTGTCTAGCCATCTCGACATCCTCTGGTCCTTGTGGCTCAAATTCAGCGATGTTGTTGTGTGTAGTAAATATGCGCATAAGCGATGGCATAATATACTCAATCGTATCTCTTACATCGGTGGTAACAATCTCTGATCTGCCATCAATCTCATTGCCAAACTTCTCACCAAGATAATATTTCATGGCATCTTCTCTTTGATTTGAGAGTTCGCTGTTAGCATATCCTGTAGCTGATTGAATTTCTGTGCCTAAATGCGCAACTAATTCGCTTTCAGTCATTATTCTTGGTTTTTTTGCCATTTTTTGCCTTTTTTGATTGTAATTCTTGTTCTAGCTTGTCAATTCTTTCTTCTAACTCTTTAAGTTTATGTGCAACAAGCGATGGTGATGTGATAAGTTCTGCCATTATCTTTTTTCTATATTTATCTTCTAAATTTATTTGGTTTGAGCAAATCTTTTCTTCTTTCTGAGTTCATGCCACGAATCGGTTGTCCACCCATAGTATTTATTGTATTCATCAGCTTTATCAATTCTTCTTCAGAAATAGCTCCTTTAATGTATTTCATGCTTGGTGACATATCCATTAAAAATTGTCTTTCACCCTCAGATATAGCACCTTTGAATTTTCTCAATTCATTTTGCATTGTGCCTTTTTGTTTTTTCATGTCTGCCATTTTTATCTCCTAAACTATTGCTACTTTTGGTCCTAAACGACCTTTTTTGTTCCATTTTGATGTTTCTGTGGTCGAATGTCTTAGACTCATCACCCCATATCTGGTCGCTGACATCAAATCGTCTTTGAGTTTGACAATTTTGCCATCTTTTCGGTGATAGAGTCTGTATTCATCAAACCAATCGTATAATGTGTTAAATACTTTGAATCTTCCTTGCTCCATACGAGTAAGCATTTCCATAATTCCTGCTTCAACACTATTGCCACCCTTTTTCTCACCTAATGCTGGGGGATTTTCAAAGTGAAAGGGTAGCATATTTACATTTGCTTGGCGGTATTGTTCCGCCAGAGTAATTCCTGATCCTTTATCATGCTGGTAGCCATCGTGAGGAAAAGCTATTGGAATGTAATGACTACCTTGTCTTTCGTTGATGTGTGTTGCATGATAATCCGGTGTCTGTTTAGACATTTTGTAACAATCATAGATATATACAATGTCCTCATCACGATCCCAAGCAACCCATACGACTGCGGTTGGATGGTCGTAACCAAAATCAAGACCTGCGATTCGTGCAAAGTGGGTTGGTATTGCGAAAGGTTCACAGGTCAAGCTGTCCTCTGCGACAGGAAATACAAGTCCACTACCAATCATCGGAATACCTTTGGATCGCATATCCCTTTCATGTGGTGGCAGAGCAGCTAAAATCTGTTGTTTCATATCCTGAGTTAAATGTTCAGCATCTTCCCAACCAGCAGTTACCAAACCTTGTCCCGGTCTTAAATCGTTAGTAAAGTTTTGCACAACCTCTGTCATGCCTGATTCTGGGGTAAAAGTTAGGTAAACCGCCCCATTTTTATCTAAAGTCCTCGTTATACATTGAGAGTAGATATCCTGTGGTGGTTCTTCGTCTAGCCAGATCAAATCCAAACTCTCACCCATAAACTTCTCAGCGCCCATCTCGTATGCTTTGAAGGCAACCCTAGACCACCCACCTGTTTTGTGTTTTACAAGAACTGAGGAATGTGCGTTTGGCACTCCGGGTTTTCTTGTCGTTTCACCAATGAGATGTTTGGGGATCGAACCTTGCCCTTTATCTCTTGGGTTGTCAGGTTGCCCAAATAATTCTTTTTGACAGATATCTCTAGTGGTTTCATTACTCGCACCACATACCCATGCCCTAATGGGTTTATCGTATCTTCTACCTTCCCACCAATCCGGGTATTCACCGGTTAAATGAATAGCAATCTCCATAGCCCCCACATAAGACTTCCCAACCCTATTCGCTGCCATCAATAGTCTTTGATTAGCTTCCGCACCTAGATCGTGGAAGTTCTTTTGAAATTTATAGGGTTTGTAATATTTGAGCTTGTTTTCGACTTGCCTTTGTTTGAGGGTTTTAAGGATTTCCTCAACCTTTTTGTTGTCGTCCATATTCAGGGCATAGTTGTCCTTAGTTTCGATTATAGTTTTTTTAATTATTGTTTGCAATAGCCCACATATAAATTGGTTTAGTGTTAAGGTAAAAGCAATATTTCCGATGAGAATAGGGATAAGACTATTCCTATATTCATATCTGACTCAGGGGGTTGCCTACCTGACCTGTTCATGCTCTGGTTCTACGATCTGGTTTGCTAGTACCAAACATAGTCTTTGCTCAACCCTAGTTTACCATACTGTGTTATTAAGGTAAAGAAATATAATTGCAATTAAGGTAATTATTTATCTTGTAGTTAAGGTATTGACATGTTACAATTAGGTGAGGGAGAAATTATATTTGGTCTAGCGCTAGACTAGATGAGATCTAAAGATATTCCGGGCTAATTAGAAATTTCTAGCAGAAAAAGAGTGTGTGTCAATTATAGTCTTTTTACCTGAACAACATAAAATATTATCACTAACTTGGCTAAAGAAGAACGAATCATAATGCCTTTTAAAATCTAGTTACTCTAATCTAGTATCTCTTATATCTCTATGTGTAGAATATCAATGAATTAGCCCCTTTTCGGCGATTCTGATGGCTATTACCGGGCATTATTTTTTATTGGACATGACAAACCATGAGCTGTTGTGATCTGGGTAATTATTTTGTTATTAAGGTACGATATATCTTGTAATTAAGGTACAATATCGTATAATACTTACATAAGGAAATAATTAATTGGATGTAGGATCATCCGGGAAAAACAAAGGAGTCAATTATGGCAGAAAATAAATACGAAAAATTAGTTGAAACAATAATTGGTGGCGACCACTTAGACATAGACACATTGATTGAATTGATGCTTAAAAGTGATTGGACTGCTGATGATGTAGCTAATGAACTTGGCGAAGATTTCTATATCGAAACAAGAATTGCCCAGATTTCAGAGAACAAGCACAAGAGGACAAATAAATGAGTAGAAAAATCATAAGAGTTTACAAAGACTATGAGGTCGAGATAGATGATGCTGAACTTAAAAGATGGAAAGATAGCATGGTTAAACATCCTGAAAACGGATTCACAATAGATGACTTTTATTCGGGAATTATTACCAGTGCTTTACTTAAAGAACATGATGACTATGTAGAAGATAGTAGAAATTATCGACCACATAAATATGAAATAATTAATGAGGAGAAATAAAATGGCAAAAAACAAAGACTATAGAGAGAGTCATAGCAATATGGCTCTTTTTTTTACCATGAATAAATGACACCACTTGCCAATATTATCGTGCCAACTGCATTAATCAATATGATTGAATAGTCTTTCCAAAGCACACCAACCCATAACCACCCTAATACACCTATAAGTTGGATATATAAGTTCAATGGGTAGATATTGAGTGCAGTTAGGCACAATCCACTTGATAATATAATTGAGCTAGTCCACTTTAGTATGTTCATCTTCTGCTTCTAATATCGCAAGTCCAATTTGATAAGCAATCTGTGGCACAATCGCATTACCTAGTCCTTTAAGTCTGTCCACCCTATCGGAAACCCCATGAGCCACTCTACCCACATTGGGTTCAGATGACCACCACGAGGTTTGTCTGTGTATGCCGCTTCTGTTTCCCACATTTCTTGTGGTTTCGGATAAACCACTTGCTCTCTGAGAGTCGAGTGTTCTGTTCTGCCCTTGCGATTCTTGTCGTATTGTTTCTTTAATGCTTTTTCGCTTCTTGGTGGCAGAGAATCCATTGAGTTTGGAGTATGCCACAATCCAGACTCTATATCTTTGATGGGGAGCATTAACTGCTGAAGCTGGAATAATAAACGATTGGACTTCGTAACCTTCGTTTTCCAAGTCAGTACACACTTGTTCGAATACCATGCCGTCTTGGATTGAAGTAAGATTCCTGACATTTTCGCCAATAACCCATCTTGGTTTCGATGCTTTGATAACTCGTAACATTTCTGACCAGAGGTGGCGATCATCTTCTGTACCCTTTCTTTTACCTGCAACGCTGAAAGGTTGGCATGGGAATCCCCCACACACAAGCCCAATTCCATTTGATCTTTTCGGTTCATAATTTTTAATATCTCCTGTAATTGGTACATTCGGAAAGTTTTTTGCCAAAACCTTTTGACACCATTCGTTATTTTCTACAAATTGAACTGTTTCAAATCCACCTGTACTCTCTAATCCTAAACTAAATCCACCTATGCCGCTAAATAAATCAATGACTTTCACTATAATTCAATATCTCCTTGATAAGCAAAGGTGGAACTGCACCTTTTGCTGCTCCTTTAACACCTTGCAACCCTGTAGTCGCACCTCTCGGAGCTAGTTCGTGGCAAGACATTCCGGCTTTACAACTTTTAGCGACCATTTGCCAATTAGGATTGTTCGACCAGATATCAGTTGGTTTCATATATTTAAATCCATATTGGCAATATGTTACTGTAGTGTATGGATAAGGTATAAGGTTCATTTTTCTTAACATGGCTCTAGGATTTTCGATGTAAAAGTATTTAGGATTTAGTTCTTGTATGACTTTGACTGTTTTTTTAACAATTTCCATCGCATGATAAGTTTCTTCATTTTTAGGTGTGAATGGTCCATTTTTTTTACCTTCCCAATTACGACCAAGAGCAGCTACACTAAATTTCTGACAAGGTGGACTCGCCCATATAATATCAGGCTTGTAATCTCCTAAAATAGATACATCAAAATCCATGATGTCCATTGTAAAATCAGCATTAAACTGATTTTCATTATCTAATGTTTTAGTTTCATAACCAAACTCTTTAGCTACTTTACTAAAACTTTTTGTGCCACAAAATAATTCTAATGTTTTCATCTATTACCTATTTTAGATATTACAAACTTCACAAGAACCTTGATCTTCATCGTACATTTCGTACTTTACACCCAATTCTTTTTCTAAATCTTTAATAAATTTAAGTTGTTTTTGCCCAAATTCAGTATTAAATTCTTCTGTTTGTTTTTTCTTACTAGCTAACAAGCAAGGATAACAACCCACTCTATTACAACCCTCATCATATAATGAATTATATTCCCAACCATAGCTTTCGATATGGTCAAAACAATCTTGTGTATCCCAATCCATAATAGGAAATCTTAAATTTACATTTTTGTCTAATGTTTTTGGTGTTGCACTAAACACTTCTTTATAACTATGAATTTCAGCAGAATCTAGCTCACCATATTTCTTCTTTCTTTGGTAACTCTCATTTGATCTGATACCCAACCAAATTTGACCTTTTCTATTTTCGTAAAATCCCATTTTTTTAAACCACCTATTAACAGCAGTTTCTTTAAATCTAGCTGTGCAATGTCTTAAAATTCTGTTAGGGAATTTTTTTGTCCTTTTTATTAAATCATACATGGTCGGTGCTTCATTATAGCTTGTGTGCTGTATTTCAATGTTAGACTTTTCCTGTAAATAATCTAAATATTTATAAGTCTTAGGGTGATCCCACCCTGTATTGTAATGTAAGGGTATTATTTTTTTCTTATCAAAATGCTGTAATGCAAGTATAAAGGTAGCTGTACTATCTTTCCCACCAGACACAGGCACTATAATCTCGCTATCTGTTGGGATATGCTTGAATGTTCTTTGTGCAAATCCAAATTTCTCTTGTTTCATGTATCACCTATTTTAGATAATGCGGATATTTCAATATTTTGTAATTTTTCGAGTAAATTATGGTAAAAATCTTTGTAAATTGAGTAATTTTTTCTTGTTAATCCGATCATTTCTCTACGATTATTGTCATCATATATAAAGTTACCTGAGTTATCACAATGCACACATTTAGTAATTTGGCTCAGATTTGCTATAAAACCTTTGCCATTACAGATTGGACAAGCATTTTCAATAACTTCTCGCATCGCTAAATTTATAAATTTTTGTATTAAAGTCCTTTGATGTCCTATAGTCGTTTTGTGTTGTAATTTTTTGTCTTTTAGTAAATTTATAAAATTGTTATAAGTTTGGTAATATAATTCTTGTGATATTAAAGACCTTGCTTTAGAGTTGTCAGCATATTTTGCTACTAGAAGGTTGTACTCAACACCAGACAAACCCCTTGTGCCGAGATAATGTGCTATATCTTCTGGTAAAACTGCATCATGGTTTTTACTCGATGGCTCTAAGCTCATAGATTTAGCAGTTAATAATTTGATAATCTCAGCTTTCATTATCTAGTTGATCTTGCAACCATTCCCATAATTCTTGTTGTGTGCCATGTTTCGACTCCCAATCGAAAGGTGAGTGATGATATGAGTCATTTGATGTCAAATGATGGTATGCGCAGAGTGTAATCCATTTACGAGATTTGAGGGATGTCCCGGTGTTGTGCGCAAGACCACGAAGATGATGAATTTGAATATTATCGCCCATCAACCCAAGCTCCCTTCGACACACACAACACCCAACTTTTTCAATAGCAAGAGCATATCTTTTTTGTAATTCTTTAGATGGTTTTTTTGCCATTTAAACATTATAACATTAGTCTTGATAAGTGTTCTCTCTTTGTACTTCTGCATAATAATCTGCTAAAACATCCCATTCGCTTTCAAGATTGTCTAATAATTGTTTTGCAAGATCGTATGGACAACCTTCATCTACTAATTTTGCAAGGGCATGAAAGCGAGAATATTCCTCTGGTTCAGATTTTATTTCTTCAATCACATCAAGTGCATCAAAATAATAATTATTAAAAACTTTGCTCATTCTTCAATCTCCAAACTGTACTCAGCAAACTGTTTTGTACCTGTTTCGTTATCAACCATTTGTGTTTTAATTTTATATCCTTGTGCTTTCAAATCACTAATTCTAGCACTCAACCTAAAACAATTATATTTTTTTAATGCTCTTAAAGGGTTGATTTTTCTACCTTTTTTAAGGTCTTTTAGTATCAATTCACATTGTGTCGCCATAATTTTCTCCTGTTTTTTTTCATTTGCTTAGTAAGATTAATGAAAATATAATCGCACATAAGCAAAATCCTGTAAAAAATATTATAAACTCATACATTTTAGTTTCCTTTATTGTACCAATCTTTTTCTTTTCTTGTATTCGCACTAATGGTCCGCCATATATCTAGCTTTGCCATTTCCAAATCGAGTCTGCGCTTATATTTTTTGTGTTTTTCGATAGCTTTAGCAACTTTTTCTTTCGCATTTATAACCTCAATGTTAGTGTTTGCCATTGCTTCTCTTTGTCTTTGTGTGCCTTCTATTTGACAAGCATGGAGATATTCTTGATCTAATATTTGTTTCGCTTCTTCTTTTAACAGAAACAACTCCGCTTCTGCTTTGGCTTCTTCTTCGCCAAGTTTTCTAATAAAATCACATTGTTTTTCGAGTTCTTCTTCTGATAATCTTAGTGTCATTTTTTTAATCCTATCAATTTATTTTTGATTTTGTCAGGTAATTTAACAAAACTCTCTTTGGTTTTATGGTTTTGGTATAACTCTGTGAAAATTACTAATTTCTGCTCAAACTCTTTCTCTGTTGATTTTCTTAGTGATTTCCTACCCATGATGTCAATGATTTTGTCAGCTAAGTCATCGTTTAATGGTTTTCTATCAAAGAATTTTTGGAATTTTTCTCTTAAATTGAGGTCTTGTTTTTTAAGATGTTTGATTAAGTGCGCTGGTACTTGTGGCTTCCATTCATCGACTTTGCTGTGTTCAATAAATGCCACCACCAAATCCTGATAATCGAAATCTCTGAGTGCTGCCCAAAATACAGCTTTTTGAGTCATATTGTACTTAGGTTGACTAGGATATGACTCATCTATCCTTCGCATCAATGTTTTAAATTGTTCTTCTAACATTATCTCCTTGCCTGATCCGGGATATTGCTAGTTATATATTATTAATATAATTATATTATTTATATTATATATATATATTAATAATAATATAACTACAATGTAAAAGTAAAGGTTGAATTAACGACAATATTGTAGTAATTTAGAATTGCTAGATGATGATTTGAGTAAAAATCTAAATGATCTGGGGGATTTTCACTTAGGGTATCATCATCTAGTCCTAGATATCCCAGACAAAATAATTCCAGATCGTAAAAATAAGGAGCAATTATGCCTAATTTAACCTACAAAGAGGTTTGGGATGTTCTGTCAAAAAAAGATTGTACACCACATCACGAAATTATACCTCTTAAATACCAAACAAAAGATGGCAAAACAGAACTTACTTACATTTCTTGGACCGGAGCTTGGAAAATGCTGATGGAAAGTTATCCACAAGCAACTTATGAGTTTCCAGAGGAGAAGGTGTTGCCGAATGGTTCGGTTACTGTCTTTTGTATAGTCAGGATTGAAAATCTTTCAAGAGAAATGTGGTTGCCGGTTTATGATAATCGGTATCAAAGCATAACTAACCCCACATCTGCACAAATCAGCAACACAAGGATGAGGTGCTTAGTTAAATGTATTGCTATGTATGGACTTGGTTTATACATCTATGATGGCGAAGATTTGCCTGAAAAACCAAATAAACCTAAAGAATCAGTAAAAGCTGATCCTCATGTTCAAGAAGTAGCCAATGCAAAAGGCAAAGAAAAAACTAAAATTTTACAAAAAAAACTTAAATCAGGGGAAATAAATGAAGAAACAGACACAATCGGACTCGGAAATGCACTCTGAGGGCAAAAAAACATACAGGATTAGCTCATCAAATGGCGCTAATTATGTATATGGTCATTACAAAGCTCGGAATACTCAGATATCAGAAGATAGAGAGGGTAAAGTTGAGGACCTTTCGGACAACCCATTAGTAACTTATGGAAACGATAACGAGAAATATGGGGTGGCAGCTTTTATAAAAAAAACGAAAACTGTTCCTGAATACATACTTGCCGACCAAGATCGTGATAGATTTGTCGTCAAAGATTGGTTAAAACTTGGTGATAAAGCTGATGCAATCATTGATATATCGGCTACACCTGATGGTTTAGTCAATAAAACATCTATTTTGGAAATAAAATGCCCAGATATGGGTAATTCTTGTTTCGATAAAGATGGCAAAGACAACACATTTGGTGTGCCGAAGAATGGATTTCCGATCCAATATCTATGTCAATTAGCTATGCAACAAGCTGTTATGAATATGATGGTAGATGCTGATGGCGGACATATATACAAAATACAAAGGTCTTACTTGTTAGGTTGGTCGCCAAACAGGACAAGAATATGGGAATACAAATATAATCAGGAATTTATTGATTGGATTTGTAAGCAACTAGAGGAATATTCTTTATGTTTGATAGATGGCGAGAAAGTTAAGCCAAAACCAGACGATTATAAAGATATCGTGGTCGCAGAGTACGAAAACATTAAGCTGAAATGGGATTCAGCAGGAGAAAACACATGAAAATTAGTTTAACTTTGTTTCCACAGAAGATACACTCTCGTATCTTTTTGGGGATAAAAAAAATATTTAGCAGACTCAATGAGAACAATGAGAAAATCAAGCCATTGTTTAAGAACTCTAAATTTACCATAAGAGAGGGTATACACCTTCCACCCGGAGATTATGAGCTAACAGGGTGGTATAATTGTAAAGAACTTGATGATGATGACGATTTAGGTTCTGTAAATTTTACGATTGAGCCAAAAAAATCTGAGGGTAGCGGTAGTTTTGCTAATAACCCACAAGAAGGTATCAAGCCACAATCAGCACCGACAGATGATTATGATGACTTTTTTGACAAGGAGTAAATATGCCAACAAAACGAGCTTATCAAAAAGATCCTAAAAAATATAAGCAAAAAAATGCTGAATATTACAAGGAAAACAAAGAGAAATGGGCAGATTATCGTTCAAAAAAGACTCCAGAGCAGTTGGAAATTGAACGAGAAAAGCGCAGAGCAAGGTATCAAGCCAATAAAGAGAAAGAGAAAGCTAACTCAAAGGCAAGGTACGAAAAGCTGAAAAAAGCACTAAAAACTAGTGTTTCTAACGATGAGGAACAGTCAAATCAAGATAAGGATGGCATAGATTGGTAAATCGAACATAAATATCTTGTAATTAAGGTAAATAAATCCTAATATATAGATATGGCATAAGCCATATTAGTTAAAAACAGGAGATTATTATGACAATCAAAAATCAACTTTCTGCAATAAGAAAGATAATAGATCAACATTTAGCGAAAGCGGATGCTGAAATAAGACAAAAATTAGACATAAATTCATCTATGGAGTTAGGTAGAATTTCCTATGAAACAGATGAAAATGGCGAACTTTCTCAGTTCAAAGCACAAACAATCTTTAAGATTAAAGGCAAAGAAAAAGAAGTAACACATTTCAAAAACTTAGTTAAATATCTTAAAAAATATAAACTTATATCAAGCACAACTCATTTTAACTCAACTTTTAGAAATAAAAGGGGTGAAAAAATAAGATTTGTTGGACTTAACTTAAATGCACGAAAAAATCCTATAATGCTAGAAGTTGATGGTAAGAAAGGATATACGAGTGGGATAGGTTATTTGATACAAGATGGCGGTTTGAATACTGAAGAAAACATAGCATTAGTAAAAAAAGATGAAAGGTTTTCAAGCTATAAAGAAACTATTGCTAAAGCCGACCAAATTCATGGTCATAAAGCTAAAATAGAACACCCATTAGTAGAATATGTTGATTACATACTTTGGTCAAAACATCGTATGGATATACATAATCCACTTTAATTTAAAACAGGAGAAAAAATTGAGTGCTAATGCTTAGTTAAATCTTCACTATCCGACTGTTTAGAGGGCAATATTTCATTGTCCTCTTTTCTTTTGGACTCTTTTAAAATACTCAAACTATTAGCCAAATGTGGCATATCTTTGACCAAAGACTGTAGTTCTTGAACAAGCTCATCATCGGTCTTACTTGCAATATTATCGACATTGAGGTTGATATTTTGGCTAGAGTAGTTGCCTAATTCAAGTATAAGTTTTGCTACATTCATTTTGACACTATCTTGTTCTGAGTGTACTAATAGGTCTTGTAACACATTTATAGCCATGCCACTACTACTAGCAATTCTTTGCTCGTTAAATGCCCTTATTTCAGCTTGTAGCTTGTTTTTTAGGTAACTACCCATCTGTCGTGGATTTTGCTTATATCCACACTTTTGTGCGCTTTTGGTGGCATTTCCTGCTGTAGTACCTTCACAAAAGCACTCTATAAATGCTTTTTCTTGATCTTTAGTAATTTTTTTTGGCATATTTACTCCAATATGTATAGGTAACAAAGCGATATGATCGCTGTCGTTACTAGTGCTTCTAGTATCATTGTGATAAAGGATTAGACTGTTTTTTGATAAGCTCGTTTAGACGTGTTTCAAGCACAGCTATTTCCGCTTTCATCACAGCAATGTCCTGTTCTAGTGGTTTGATATCAACTGATTTCTTTTGCTCTAAGACATCAACTCTTTCAATGAGTTGACCTTGAAAAACAAACAAACCAGCTATCGTGATTACAAGACCTATGCCTGTAGCTATAGTTTTAATATCCACGTATTCTCCTTAAATGTTCTTCTGCTTTAATTCTTTCTTTTACAGCATCCTCAATTTCTTCGTGATGTTTCGTAACATTGTCTTGATAGATGTCTTGATTGAAAGCATAAATATTTCGATTGTCAGTAAGTGTTCTTGTTTCATAGTATTCTCCCCCATCAATTACAAGTTGATCTTGAAAGATATCTTGATTAACAGAATTGTATGTATCTAAAATCTTATTATTTGACATAGCTTTAGCAACGATAAGTGATGTTGCAATGAGTCTTTGGTCTACTCTCTGGACAGTTTGATTGACTCTGCGTTCAATGTTTTCTATTGAAATCGCTGTATTAATTTCTCCAGAACTTTCACTATCCCTGCTTTCTTCCACCTCTGCATTACTGCTTTCGGTATCTTGCCCTCTTGTACTAGCGACCTCAGTTCTTTCATCTCCTTGTTCACTATCGACTGCTTCTGTTTCTCTGTCAGTTTCATTTACTTCCTCAGAAGCGACCTCAGTTTCTGTTTGATTTGATGAATCATCGTTTGTAACCATGCTTTCGCTTTCAACAGTTTCATTCCCAAGCTGTTCTCCATCTGATGATATTCCTGTGCTGCTCTCTTGCTCAGACTCCGCAACAACTGTTGTTTCGTTTCCTGCTGGTGGAGTTCCATTTCCTTCTCGATTAATTTCTTCTCCGATATCTCCCTCTCCTTGTCCTCTAATTCCTTCTTCTGTGCTAGGGATTGGCTCAACTTCTCCGCCAAAGTCGGTGGTTTCGTAGATGGTCTGCCCTGCTTCTGCAAAGGATTCTGTTTCAAACTCTCCCCCAAAGTCTTG